AGAAAGCCGCGACAAGTATCGTTGATGATTTCACTGACATTATTCTTTACAATCTCGGAAACGGAGACACCGTTTCCATCCATAACTTCGGTTGCTTTGACATCTTAGAGCGCAAGGCTCGCAGTTGTCCGAACCCGCAGACTGGCGAAAAAGTCGATGTACCTGCGCATTGGATTCCACGATTCTATCCCGGCAACAAAATGCGCTTGGCTGTCAAGCTGTGGGAAGATAGCACCAAAAGGGGGCTGAGGTAAATGGCTGAGGCTCCAAGACGTAAGAAGCTTGAGAAGACCGTTGATGATTCGATGACCATTCAGACTTCCCAAAAGTTTTACTGTTGCAGATGCGGCACATCATACAGCCGGAAAAAGGGCTACTTCCCAGTGAGTCATAGCCCCATGTATCGTGGCTCTGGCTTTTTGCCAATGTGCAATGATTGCGTTGAGGATATGTACGAACAGTATCGTGCAATGCTCGGCGATGACAAGGCGGCTATGAAGCGTATGTGCATGAAGCTCGACCTTTATTGGAACGAAGACATCTACGCAATGGTTGAACGCACGGCTGGCGTTCACTCTCGGGTTCGCAATTATATCGGAAAGACCAACATCATTCGCTATATTGACAAAACCTTTGACGATACGCTTGATGAAGAGGCGTTGCTTGAACCAGAAGAGACTCCCACTGCTTCATATATCGCACAGCCGGAAGACACTGCCGAGGCAGACGTTGACCAAGCTCTTGTTGATTTCTGGGGTGCCGGTTATACTCCAGACTTTTACCTTGAGCTGGAGCGTCGCTACAAGGATTGGACTGGCGACAGGCAGGTTGTTGACCCGAGTGAGCGTGCGTTGTACCGACAGATTTGCTTGCTCGAATCCATTATTGCACGCGACAGTGCACAGGGCAAACCAATTGATAAGAACGTTAACGCGCTTAATTCTCTGCTTGGCAGTATGAACTTAAAACCGGCGCAGAAAAAGAACGATGTAGACGCTGAACTCGATAAGATGCCGCTCGGTGTTGGTATCCAGAAATGGGAGTACAGCAGACCTCTTCCTGAAACGCCAAAGGAAAAGCGCGATATCCGTGGAACGATTAAGAATATCACAACGTGGTATCTTGGTCACGCTTGCAAAATGGTCGGCTTGCGCAACAGTTATTGCAAGATGTACGAAGACGCAATGGACGAGCTTCGTGTTAAACACCCAGAGTACGACGAAGAGGATGACGACTCCTTGTTGAATGATATCTTTGGCAGTCCTCAATCCAGCGGTGATATGTAATGGCGTCACCAAATCAAAGCAGACGCTCTCGTGTTATCGAGGGCATGGCGATTTGGGGCAGCTATTACCGCGAGAACATCGACATCTTTGTCGAAGAGTATTTGCAACTTGATTTTCTGAAATGGTTCCAGACTGCTCTTCTTGTAATGATGGACAGGAGCCGAACGTTCCTGTGGATTGCTGCCCGAGGAATGGGTAAATCATTCCTTATCGCCATTTTCGTAGTCATTCGCTGCATCTTATACCCCGGCACAAAAGTCGTCATTACATCTGGCACACGCGGTCAGAGTATTAACGTGCTGGAAAAGATTCAAACAGAACTGATGCCTGTATCCCCTAATCTTAGAAATGAGATTGATATGGGTGACACAAAGTTTTCTGGGCAGGACGCAAAAATAATGTTCAAGAACTCCAGTTATATCAAGGTCGTTACGGCTTCAGATAATGCTCGAAGCAACCGTGCGAACATCTTGATTGTGGACGAGTTCAGAATGGTTAAGAAAGATACCATCGACACCGTCTTGAAGAAGTTCCTGACAAGTCGTCGAATGCCTCCCTACAGAGATTTGACCCCGGCTGAGCGTAAAGCTGAGTACGCTAAGGAGCCAAACAAGTCCTGTTTCTTATCCTCTGCTTACTTCAAAGACCATTGGTCATACAACAAAATGCTGGATACATTTAAGCTGATGCTTGATGATTCTAAGACAGATTTTGTGTGCGGCTTCCCGTATCAACTCTCCATTCAAGAGGGACTCCTTTTCCCCGAAGACGTTGAAAGCGATATGCTCGAAAGCGACTTTAATGAAATCAAATGGAGTATGGAAATGGAAGCCATGTGGTTTGGCGCAGAGGACGGCTCATTCTTTGATTTTGACTCCATATCAAAGAACCGCCGTATCAATTACCCGATGCTACCGGATAAACTGACCGCCCTTCTTGGCAACAGCCAAAAGGTAAAAATTCCACCAAAGCAAAATGGCGAACGCCGCATCTTGTCTGCGGATATTGCTCTGATGAGCAGTAAGAAGCATAATAACGACGCCTCTGCTGTGTTTATCAACCAAATGCTTCCGACCAAAACCGGACGATTTATGAGCAACATTGTGTACGGTGACACCTTTGAGGGTATGCACACCGAAGACCAAGCTTTGGTGATACGCAAATTGTACGATGAGTATTCTTGCGATTACATCGTGCTTGACTGTACAGGTCTTGGTCTTGGTGTTTACGATGCTCTTGTCCGAGACATGGTTGACCCAGACACCGGAGAAGTTTATCCCGCATTGTCCTGTTGCAACAATCAGGAAATGGCTGACAGATGCACAACCAAAGGCGCCGATAAGGTCATTTGGGCAATCAAGGGTTCTCCAATGCTGAACTCTGAATGCGCGGTGCTTTTGCGTGAGGGCTTCCGTAGCAGCAAAATCCGGTTACTCATTACTGAGTATGACGGCGAAGCGCTTCTGTCCGACATCAAGGGGTACAACTCCCTCTCACCGTTGGAAAAGGTGACGCTTCAGAAACCATATGTACACACGACCTTATTGATTGATGAGCTTGTCAAGCTTCAACACGAGGAGTCCGGTGGTCGTGTTCGAGTCTATGAAAAGTCTGGGATGCGCAAAGACCGCTATTCCAGCTTGAGCTATAACTACTATGTCGCCCTGCAGCTTGAAAGCAAATATGGGCGCACAAAAACGGCAGACTTTAATGCGAATGATATATTCATGTTTAAGCCTCCGAAACTCAAATAAGAAAGGTAGGTGATATCTGAGTGGGCAAACAAACCAAGAAAACTAATGTTGACGGGATGATTGGTATCTCTCAGCGATTTGCAGTTTTGAATCGTCTTATCACGAGAGATTTGAACAACAACACCAGTGCTCCGACGTTCTCGCTGTATTCCAAGGACAATATCACGGAGTACCTTACAAACCCGTACACATATGAGAAGCAACTGCGTAAGGCTGTTACATACATTTATGGCGCAAGTTCTCATTTCCGCAGGCTCATCCAGTATTTCACTGGTCTTTCGGATTTCGCATACGTTGTCTCCCCATACCGCATTGACCCAAAGAGCGTAAACGTGAAGTCGGTCAATCGAAACTACCGTAAGGTTTTGAACGCCATGTCAGCGATGAATGTTCGTTCACAATTCCCCAAAATTCTTACGGTCTGTCTCCGCGAGGACACATTCTACGGAACACTGTGGGTAACCAATGACAATATTACAATCCAGCAGTTACCGTCTGATTACTGCGGTATTTCCACAATCGAAGGTAATGTATTGAACGTAACATTCGACTTCTCATACTTCGATGCGCACAGTCAATATTTGGAGTATTACCCAACTGAGTTCCAACAGAAGTACAAGGTTTATCAGTCAAACCGCCGCGCTCGTTGGCAGGAGCTTGATTCACCCACATCGTTTGCAATCAAATGCAATAACGATATTCTGGATTATTCCATTCCTCCGTTTGCCGGTATTCTCCGTGAGGTCTATGACCTCGAAGACTATAAGCAACTCAAGCTTACAAAGACAACGCTTGAGAATTACGCTATGCTCGTAATGACGCTCGGTATCAACGAAGATGGCGACTGGCAAATGGATTTGGACAAGGCAAAGGAGTTCTGGCGTAATCTCGACTCGGTCTTACCGGAAGAGATTGGCAGCGTTCTCTCTCCTATGCCCATTAGTAAAATTAGCTTTGAAAAATCAAACACAGGTGATACTGACACTATCTCTGAGGCTGAGCAAAATATGTTCACTGCCGCAGGCGTGTCCTCTCTCCTGTTTAACAATGATAAGGCGTCTGCAAATGCGTTATTGCTGTCTATCAAAGCTGACCAAGCCATCACGTTTGGAATCGTAAAGAGCATCGAGGATATGGTGAATCGCTTTATTCAGTCTCAGAGCTACGGAAAGAACTTTAAGGTTACGTTCCTTGATTGCAGTCCATTTAACCGGAAAGAGCTTGGAGATATGTACCTCAAGGCTTGCCAATTCGGTCTCCCATTTATCTCAATGTACGCAGCTTCTCAGGGAATGTCTCAAAGTGAAGT